ATGAGCGTGCAGTAGAAAATGAAATTAGCGATATAGAAAGAGAAATAAAAAGTGGAGATAGCCAAACCTTATGCGAGTTTTCTGAGCTTATGGAGGAAAACGATAACGCTTGGATCAATATCTTCTTATGTAATCAATCGGCTCTTAAAAACTTGAGAGATGAGGCAGTAAAAAAACTTGCTGAAAATCGCATAGCGCAAAAAGAAGAAGATTATAAACGTGGTTATATTTAAATTTAAGGTAAATAAAAATGACAGAAAAATTTGAGTTGATCCTATCAACAGAAAGCAAAGTTTTAACAACCAATATTGCAGACTTTGAGAAACAAGCGGATGCGTTTATCTCTACCCTAACAAGCAATTTTGAAACTGATGATGACTTCTTGGCAGCAAAAGAAGAAGTAAAAATCCTTAAAGAATTAGAGGATAAAACAAGATTGGCTATCAAAAATGCCGTTTGCGGTGATATTAAAAAACTTGTTGAAACAGCCGAAAGCATTGCCGAGCGTTTTAGACAAGAGCGATTGGCTCGAGATAAATTAGTCAAAATCAAAGAATCTGAAATTAAAGCTAAGATCGTAGATGATGCGGTTGCCGAAATCTCAGATATTCGCCACAAACTAGCAAAAACAAGCGATGTATCGCTTGCGCTAGAAGAGAACATTCCAAAGCATAAGATCGCAAGTCGGATTGAAGAAAGCGCAAAACGTAAAAGCTCAATCTCAGGCCTAATGAAAGCCGTAAATGCTGAGAAAACCCTAATCATTAGCGAGATCACTATTGAAGTCACTCGCTTAACTGAACGCCTTGAGCAGCTAACTGCTAAATCAAGCTATCTATTTCCCGATGCGATCAAGTTAATTGCAAGTGAAGAAGATTTAGCACCAATCATTAAACAACGAATTGATGATGAGCAAAAGCGTGAATTAGAAATCAAGGCTAAAGCACAAGAAGAGGCAAAAGTAAAAGCTGAAACGCAAGCCGTCCAATCTTCTTGCAAAGAAAAAAACATGGGAAGTGAAACGTTAAAAGCACAAGAATTGTCGCCTGGTGATGCTATTGAACATTTTGAAGTCAGAATCGCATTCTCAGGAACGTTGAACGATGCCGTATCATTCGCTCGTAAAATTAAAGAGCAATACGGTGACAATGTAACACTCAAGAAAGTTAATTAAAGGAACAACAAAATGAATACATTACCGGCGAACATTCAAACAGCCCTAACCGAACGCAATATTGATACCGCAGTTTGGACAACTTTGCAAAATAGCGTTTTTCCTGGCGCAAAGGATGAAAGTATTTTGCTTGCCGTAGATTATTGCAAAGCTCGCAAGTTAGATATTCTTAAAAAGCCTTGTCATATCGTGCCAATGTCAGTGACAGATGCAAAAACAGGCAATAAAAACTGGCGTGATGTGATTATGCCAGGTATTTACGAGCAGCGCATTACAGCATTTCGCACTGGTCAAATGGCTGGGCAAGATGAGCCAGTTTTTGGTGATACGGTTACATTCAGAGGTATAGAGGCTCCTGAATGGTGCAGAGTTACCGTCTATCGATTCATTAATAATGAACGATGCGCATTTTCCCATACAGAATATTTTTCTGAGGCTTGCGCAACAACAAAAGAGGGCAAGCCTAATTCTATGTGGAGCAAACGCCCTAGAGGCCAATTAGCGAAATGCGCTGAGGCTGGCGCATTGCGTAAAGCATTCCCCGATGAATTAGGTGGCGTAATTACTGCTGATGAAGTAAATGAAGAGCCTATCAATCAGCATGGCGCTGCAACGCCTGACAGTGGAACAACGGTGATTGACACTCAATCGGTAGAATTAATCACTCCTGAACAAATCAAAGAAATTGAAAATTTGATTGAAGTTACAGGCTCAAATCTTATGGGATTATTGGCGGCGGCTGGAAATGTGCCAAGCATTGAAAAAATCACAAAATCAAATGCTGAACATGCAATTAATAGATTGCTTAACAAGCTAAATGAGCAACAAGCCAAAGATGATGAGGATATTCCCTTATGATAGATGGACTAATAACACTTGATTGCGAGCAAGGAACTGAAGAATGGCTAACGGCAAGACTTGGTATTCCAACGGCAACAGGGATCGAGAATATCGTTACGCCAACAGGTAAAAAATCAAGCTCGCAAATCAAATATATGTCTGAGTTGATTGAAGAAAGCATCCTTGGCTTACAGGATAGCGGATATAAATCAGCTTTTATGGAGCGAGGCAATCAGCTTGAGCAGCTTGCCCGCTCTGCTTATGAATTTCTTACAGGAAACGCCGTCAAGCAAGTTGGCGGCGTATATCTAAACGAGAAAAAAGAATTGATGGTTAGTCCTGATGGATTGATTCCTGAACTCAAAAAAGGGCTTGAGATTAAATGCCCGAAAATGAGTACGCATATTCAATACATCATCAACGGAGGCGTGCCGTCTGAGTATGTTATCCAGGTACAAGCAAATTTATGGGTGACTGGATATAAAACATGGGATTTTGTGAGTTATTGCCCTGAATATCAAAAACAACCGTTTTATCTCTTTACGGTTGAGCGAGATGAAAAATTAATGGCGGCGTTTGACAAGGAAATACCCGCATTTATCAAAACATTAAAAGCATATAAATCTATGGAGTAAATATGGCTGGAATTAATAAAGTAATTATCGTTGGCTTTTTAGGCAATGATCCTGATGTGCGCACTATGCCTAATGGTGAATCAGTGGTAAATATCAGCGTGGCAACAAGTGAAAGCTGGACGGATAAAAACTCAGGCGAGAAAAAAGAAGTGACCGAATGGCATCGCATTGTCATTTATCGAAAACTAGCCGAGATCGCCGCTCAATATCTACATAAAGGCTCTCAAGTATATGTTGAGGGGCGCTTAAAAACTCGCAAATGGCAAGACATCATAGAAACAACCATTCTAGGAGGAAATATGGCTAATTTTATTAAATTAACACTTTTAGATGAACGAGAAATATTCATCAATGCAGAAACCATCGTTAGCTTAAATACTTATAATGGCGCAACCGTAATAACAACATTAAATTCAAACGATGATAATTGCATAAACGTAAAAGAAACACCTGAAAGAATATTGCACTCTATACAGTGCGGCAAACTATTCCGATAATTGGAGGTGAAATGGATAACGAAAACATAGAGCAACAACTAAAAGAGCTTTATAAGCAAGAGCAAGCTCTCTACTTAGAGATTGAGCGTGTTCGTGAACAAATTAGAGAAATAATCAACTACACTAACAAAAATAAGGCCGCTAGATAGTGGCCTTTAAACTTACAAGGAAGGGTAAAATGAAGTTAAGCAAGCAAGTTAAAGAAGTGATTTATTTTAAAATTGTGAATACTTTAAACATAAAAAAAGCAAGACAGTTTGCAGAAGAATTGCAAGTAGATATTGATAAGGAGCAAGATCAAAAATTTGTTAAATTCTACAAAGGGGTTTTAAAGCAAATGCAAGGACAGCGATTAACTTTTGCCTCACATGTAGGATGTAGATTACAAAATTACACATATAACCTCTTTGTTGATGAAGATTTTTACAAAAGCGAAAGATTCAAAGAATTAGTGGGAAATACTCAAAAAGAAATCCATCAAATTGAAATTGATTTAAAACAACTTAAAGAAACAATTTTATCAGTCGATACTGACAAAACATTCTTAACAATGTTTCCTCAATGGGAAAAACAACTATCAGATAGTTTGCCAAAAAATAAAATAAAACTACCGGCAACCGTAGCCGATGTTTCTTATCTAGACAAGTACAAAAAACAAGGAGAGTGACTATGTATTGGTTTAAAAATGCGATCATTTATCGCCTAACAAAGAATATTGACTTCGGTGAAATCGAATCAAAACTAAAAGAATGCCAGTTTACACCGTGCGAACCGTCTGAGATTAGCCGATTCGGTTGGACTGCACCGTTAGAAACAGATGACCATTTAGCCTATTTTGCAGATAACAAAGTTTTGCTTATGGCTAAACGTGAAGAAAAGATTTTGCCGGTAGATGTGATCAACCGAGAACTAAATATCCGAATTGCGGCACTTGAAGAAAAAGAACAGCGAAAATTAAAGAAAACTGAGCGCCTATCATTAAGAGATGATGTTGTTGCATCACTAACCTCTCAAGCATTTTCCAAGTTTAAATTTACCGCACTTTTCATCGATTT